GTTTAAAATATCTAATACAGGTGCGTCAGCTATAAGCGGTGCATACACATCATCATATTTTTACATATATGCTGGTAGCGGTTCTGGAGCATTAACTACAATATCTGATTATGTTGTTAATAATACTGGTAAGTACGTTTATACTAGTGCTGCTATTAACGATACAGATAGTACATCTCTTTATAGAATAGGACCGCAAGTCCTATTTGATGGTGATGGATTTAATGCATCAGCAATATCTAGTGTTAATGCAAACGGTAACATAGATGATATCATAGTAATTAATAGAGGAAGAAACTATACCTATGCTAACGTAACTATAGTCTCTAATTCTTATTTTGGTTCTAATGCTACTGCACATACTTTAATTTCACCTAAGGGTGGTCACGGGTCAGATCCGGCTGCAGAACTAGGTTGTGATATCTTAGGTATATCGGTAAGTACTAATCTTTTAGATAATTTCCCTCAATGGGCAAAGTACAGACAAGTTTCATTAGTTTACAATCCTATTGCATCTGCTAACTTGACTAACTACCAAGAAACTACATTTAATCAGATGTTAAATTTTGGTGTACTTTCAGCACCTAACTTACTTAATGAGGGTGAGATAGTTAAAGGATTTAATAGTCAAGCTACTGCAACAGTTGCATACATGAATACAACAAGTATATACGTATTAGGAGATGTAGGACAGTTTCAACCATATGAAACTTTAACATCACTTTCATCCGGCAAAACTGTTGTAATTTCCACAATAAATAATAAAGATCTTAAACCATATTCTTCTGAAGTGTTCTATTTTAGAAATATTGAACCTATTAGTAGAGAAGGTGTAAGATCAGAAGATGTAAAGTTATATTTTAATTTTTAAGGGATAAAGATGGCTGAGTTACAGACCAATTTTAACGTTGCTCCATTTTATGATGATTATGATGAAGACAAGATGTATTATCGCATTTTGTTCCGCCCATCTACAGCGGTACAAGCACGTGAATTAACTCAGCTTCAAACAATGATGCAGAAGCAAATCTCTCGATTTGGCGCTAGCATCTATAAAGATGGTTCAGTTGTTGAAGGTTGTAACTTTACACAATATCCTAATTTGGATCAAGTTAAATTCCAAGATAGTAATACATCTACAATAGATTTTACAATCCTAACTAGAGATATTACTGATGTTGCAAATACATCATCACATCTTTCACAATCTCATCTTTTAGTTTCAAACAATTATGGAACAAGAGCTGCTATCTTTGAGGCGTATACAGGTGCAGAGGCTGCTGTAAACCGCGGTAGTATGGATACTAATAGAGCATATGTTCTATATCTCTACTCAGGTAATAATGCAGGCGTGCAGGTAGATAAATTTGTATCTGGGGAACAGATAGATGTTTATGCTCCTACACAAGATAAGCTTGGCTCATTAGATCCAAATAAAAAACTAGGATTTATATCAGTTTTAACTTCTAATAACACAGTAAATGCTTTAGGTCTAGGTTATGGTCTGCATGTTGGCCAAGGTATTATCTATCAAAAAGGATTCTTCTTAAAAGCAAATGCTGGTAACTTTGTTATCAAAGAACATTCTTCTAATGCAGTTGGTATTAAAGTAGGCTATAATACACAAGAATATATTGTTAAGCCTTCTGAAGATCCTTCTCTTTATGATAATTCTATTGGTTCACCTAACTATAATGCACCAGGTGCTTATAGATTAAAATTAGTACCAACACTAGTTGCATATGATACAACCAATACAGATATTATTATACCTAAAGATTTCTTACCAGTGGTAGATTTTAGCGGTGGTACAGGCACTGCAGTAACTATTGCAGAAGATCCGTTGTATAGTACAATTGGTGATATCATTGCAAAAAGAACAAAAGAAGAATCAGGTGACTACATTGTAAAGCCATTTCAGATAAATGTTGAGGCTTCATCTAACTCACAAACTATGTACTATACAGTATCTCCTGGTATTGCGTACATAGATGGTTATAGAGTAGAATTTAAATCACCTAGACAAAAAGAAATTAACAGAGGTATTGATACCGGTTCAATTCTAGGTGAAAGATTAACTGTTAATTACGGTAATTATATAAAGATTAGAGATACTGCAGGCATTTTTGATATTGGTGGTCTACAATCAGTAGATATCTATAATGCTAATCAGTATGCTCTTTCTAGAAATATTTCAATTTCAGCTCCAGTAGGAACATTAATAGGTAATGCTTCAGTAAGAGCAATTAGGTACAATGCGGGATCAAAAGGTACCCCTAATGCAGAGTATCTTCTCTATATTACAAATATTAACCTAGCTCCTGGTTTTAGTTTTGCATCTAATGCTAAGAGCATTTATGTTAATGGAACATATGGTAAGATATTTGCAGATATTGTAACTGATCCTTTTAGTGGTTATGCTCAACTTTACGGTACAGATACAACATCTAAGTCACTTATATTCTATACAGGTTTGGATGGTGTTAAGAGACTTACAAGCAATACAGGTGTAAATAATACAAGTTATATTTACAGAACTACAACTGATCCAGTTAACGTTGTCCGTTCAGGTGGTAGATTTACTGCATCATTTACAGCAGCTGGTGATGAATATAACTTTGGTGCATGTACTGGTATATCAGATTCACTTTCAAGTACTATTCAGTTATATTTTAATACTGACATGACTGCTAATATCTACAGTGCTGCATTCTCTGCAGGATCTACTGCTGGTGTTGCTAACCTTACACATAGTAATATTACTTGTACTGCAGTTACCGGTGGTACTGGTAGCTTTATAACAAACTACGGTCTTTCAAGTCAAACTCTAAGAATCGGTGATAGTATTAAAGCTTCTTATACTATAGGTGCTACTCCTACAGTTTCCTATCATACTGTAACAGATATTTTCTCTGCAAACGGTATAACAGTAAGACCAACACTAGGTGGAGCTGTAACTGCAGGTTCTATCTTCTTAAATAGATTCTTTAAAGCTGGTGAAGCGATTGATTTTGATGGTGGTGGTAATACTATTGCATTCACTACATCAGCTGGTCTTGTTACAGGTATGACTGCAACAGTATCAGTAGATCCAGAAGCAACCGGTACATTTACTGTTCGTGCACAAATACCGCAGGTTAAAAAGACTGCACAACCTATACAAAAAGTAGTTCTAAAAGATAGATATGTTGCTATTAACGTAGAAAGCCATGCTACAGGTACATCAGGTCCATGGTCACTTGGATTACCGGATGTATATAAAGTAGAAGCAGTTTATTTTGGCGCTGGTTTTGCAAATACTAATCCAGATAGAAAAGACTGGTTTACTTTTGATAACGGACAGCGTGATAACTTCTACGGTTTAGCATCCATTTCTGTCAACCCGCAGTATAGATCAGCTATTACTACTGCGACAAGAATGCTTGTAAGAGTAAGTCATTTTACTCCTAATATCTCATCATCTAAAGCAACATTCTTCTCAGTTGACTCTTATGCAGTAGATGATGCTAATACTGCAAATACAAATGCAATTGCTACTGCACAAATTCCAGTATACAAAGATGTTTCTGGTAACATCTATGATTTAAGAAATCATATTGATTTTAGACCAGTTATGGTTAATACTGCAGTAAGTTCAGCATCATCTGTATGGCCAAACTATTCTGTTAATCCTGCAAATTCGTCATCTAGATTCTTTTCAGCATCAGGTGCAAACTATGCAATAGAACCAGATAGCAACTTTACATATAACATAGAATATTATTTACCAAGAGTAGACTCTATTATTGTCAGTAAAGACGGAAGAATAGATGTAAGATCTAGTGTCCCATCATTTAACCCTAAACCACCTATAATAAATAATACAGGGTTAAAAATTGCTGATGTTTACGTTACTCCTTATCCATCACTTACATTTTCAGAAGCAGAATAAAATATGGGTTACAAAAGAAAAGATCTCGCAGTAAGAGTAAATATACAAACTGCTAAAGGTTATACTATGAAAGAAATCTCTGCTCTAGAGCAGAGAATTAAAAATCTTGAATATTATACAGTTTTAAATGCTTTAGCGCTTGATACAAAGACACTCTCTATACGTGACGCAAATAATAACATTGAACGTTTTAAAAATGGTATCTTTGCAGACCCATTCAATGATGATACAATTGCTAGATCTAATGACGTAGAATTTAATATGGCAATTAGCTCTTCTAAGTCTATTGCTCGTCCTAATTTTACAGAAACATTTAATGAATTTGAAGTAGATACAGCTGACAGTACTAATTTTAATATAAGAGGCCGCCTTGCTACATTGAACTACGAACATGTTCTTCTAGGTGGTAATCCTTTTGCTACTACGTATAGAAATTGCGCAGAAACTTTCTTTAGTTTTAAAGGTGCTATTCAATTATATCCAAACTATGATGGTACTAATAATAACCAAAATGCTGCAGCGCAAACTATCACTGTAGATCAAGCAAAAGCATTCCAAGATGCAGCAGCTAATGGTGCGTTTAAAGATATTGATACAACATACAGTGCACCTAAACTAGATAAAGAAGAAGGAAGAACTAATTATTGGTCGATGGATGTTAAACAAACTATCACTGATATTAAAGTTTCTTCTCAAACTAAAACACAAGATTTAGGTAATTTTATAAAAGATGTTTCTTTACTTCCATATATGAGAGGAAGAAAATTAGCAGTAATAGGAAGCCATTTTAAACCAAATACTATTCTTTATCCTTTCTTTGATAAAAAACCAGTATCACAATATTGCTGTCCCGGAAAAGTTGCATCTCAGTATTTAAAAGGTGATGGCAGTGTAGATACTGATAAACTTAATAGTGGTTATTCTGGTGATGCTAGTGATTTGTTTACCAACAACGGCGCGCTAGGTAGCACAATAAAATCAGATGATAAGGGTAACGTTATTGTGATCTTTTATCTACCAGCCAACACATTTAGAGCTGGTGAGCGCAGCTTTGCTCTCACTAACGTTAGTGATATTACTAACACCGGTGCAATCCTTACATCAGGTGAAGGTGTATACACATCTATGGGTCTTTCTACCACTTCACAAGATCTTAAATTCCAAGTTGTAGAGCCAATATTTACTCCTACTACGTTAACAAAAGATCTAGATCCTCTTACTTGGAAGACAATAGATCCACCTCCACCACCTTCACCAGCATCGCCAAAAGAACCACCATGCTGCTTTGATCCAGAAGCGCTGGTAACTATGGCTGATGGAACTCAAAAGAGAATCTGTGATATTATTCCTGGTGAAAAAGTAATGAGTGGCAATTCAAACCAAGAATTTAACAATGTTCTTGGAATAGAAGCTCCAGTTATAGGTGATAGATTGATGTACTCGTTCAATGACAATTGGGCGTTTATTTCAGAAGAACATCCAATTATGACTGATAATGGATGGGGTGCTTTCGATCCAAATAGCTGGGCGGTAGAAGAAGAGTTTAAAGGTAAGCTTGTAAAAGTTGATATAGGTACTAACGTATTAAAAACTGACGGTAGTTACGAGGAAATAGTATCTATAAAAACAGTTAGAAAGCCTGAAGATTATGTAATTTATAATCTTATGTTAGACGGTGACAATACATATGTAGTAGAAGGTTATGTTGTTCATAATAAGGCAAGTGATAATCCAGATCCACCGTCACCTCCTTCTCCTTGTGGTTATTACGGTTAATAAAAAATTTGCAATGAAAATTTTTGCATAACATAAAGGTAAGATATTAATGAGTTTAAGTTCAATTAATCCGATAGCACAGACTTTTACAGTTGCTTCTGAAGGTACACAAGGGCTTCCAGGCGTGTATCTTACCAAAATAGGTGTGTTTTTTAAGAGCAAAAGCAATACAGTTGGTGCATACTTAGCGGTAGTTGAATGTAATAATGGTGTTCCGGATCCTAATCGAAGAGTTGGATCAGGACGTCTTGCACCTTCAAGCATTTTAATTAGTAATGATGCTTCAGCTGAAACTCAATTTGAGTTCGGTTATCCGTTGATGCTTCAAACAGATAAAACATATGCTTTTTATGTTTACCCGGACGGTACAAACACAGATTATGAAATGTGGGTTGCTGAAGTAGGTGGTATTGATACCATAACTGGCCAATCAATTACCCAGCAAGCTTACGCAGGTGTATTGTATATTTCTTCTAACGGTTCAACTTGGACTCCAGTACAAACTCAAGATATTAAATTTAATCTTTATATTGCACAGTTCCCTATTAGTGATGGCACAGTTGTCTTTAGAAATGCTAAAACAGATTTCATCACGTTAGATTTAACATCCGCATCAGGTGGTATATACAGAACTAGTGCAAGCAACCCTATTCAAGTAGGTGATATTGTATATGCGGCAAATGCTACTAGCTTGACGTCAATATTAACTACAAATAATACATTATATCCTGTAGGATATGTAAAATTTATTGATGAAGTGAACGGCACTCTTCATATCAAAAATTCAAACGGTAAGTTCAGTAATACAGCATATAGAAATATTAGATTCTATAGAACACCAGATTATTCAAATACATCTTATATCACACCTACATATCTTATTGCTAATGCTATCATTCAAACTGTTGATGATATACCATATAATGCAATAGTTCCTAAATTTAAAATTACGGAACCTACCGGCACATATATAGAAGCAAGTTACTACGGTACAAGTAATTCTACCTACTCTACACCATCTACAAAAGATACTGTTGCAACTAATCCTAATGTTGAAGATCTTTACGAATTTAGAGATTATGAACGTGTTGTACGTAGCTATTCTAATGAAGTTGCTGCAGGTGGTTTTGGTAATAAAGGCACATCAACTTATCAAATAAGACTAGTTACATCAAGTAGATTCCTCTCACCTGTCATAGATCTTTATACTAAATCGTTTAACTATATTAAAAATATTATTAATAACGATGATACAAATGAATTTACAAGATATGGTAGCGGTAAATCAAAATATATTTCTAAAACTGTAGTTCTCGATACAATTGCAGAAGATATTCGTGTTTATGTGACTGGATACCGCCCTGTTGGTACTAATATTAAGGTATACGTTAAAGCTCTTAACTCACAGGTTGATACTACTACTTTTGATAGTAGACCATGGACTGAATTAGAATATCTTAATAGTGGTTCTGCACTTTATAGTTCACCAAAAGATTTTAATGACTATAAAGAATATGTATTTGGTGTATCACAATCAACTACAAGACCTACTACACCTGTTAATACTATAGTTTATCAAGATCCTATTGGTGATTCACCTAACGGTATTCCGCCAGGAACTCTTACATACTATAACGAAGCTGGTGCGCAATTTAGAGGGTTTGATATGTTCTCTATAAAAATTCTTCTTATGTCAACTGATGGTGTAAATTACCCATCGATGAGAGATGTAAGAGCTGTTGCTATGCAAATGTGAGATAGTTTATGGATAAAAGAAAAATTGTTGATGATCAGTTTGTAGTTCAAAGAGGTAATCCTGGAGCAATTATAAACAAAGATTTAGAAGCGCTTAATGCTTATAGAGAAGCAAGAATAAAGCGTTTTAAAGAACAACAAGCGTCTAATGAAATAAATACTATTAAAGAAGAAGTAAACAATTTAAAAAGTGATATATCTCAAATTAAAGATTTACTGATAAAGGTATTAGAAAATAAATGACTATCTATATTGCTAACGTAGTTACTGCATCAGATTCATTTGGTCAATGGATAGCAAAAACTAATATTGTTATTGGTGCTATCTCTAATTCTGCAGTAACGGTTAATTCAAATACAGCTGTAGGTAACGCTGCTATAACAGGAGTGTTTACTGCAGATTCTTATATTACTTCAAATACCGGATCTGTATTTGTTGGGTTTGGTTCTTCTAATACTACTGTTAATTCAGCAGCTATAGTTATTCAAGCTTCTTCTAGCTCCAATACTATCATATCACCTTCTGGAATGCTTATTGATGGTACTACCGCTTATACTAGAACATTGATATCTATGGGCGATACTGTCATAAGAACATCAAACGTAACTACCAATAGTGGTTACTTTAAAAATGATGTTGCTATTGGGACAAACACATTCATTTACGATGGTGGTATTGTTGTTAATCAAGCAAACGTAATATACGGTACGTTCGGTAATAACGTAGTTATCGGCGATTCTGATGCAAATACCTATATTGATCGTAACGGTATTTTTATCACCTTTAATGATAGTCCAACCTCAGATACTAATTCTTATTTTACTGCTTCTGAATTAAAAGTTAAAAAAGTAATAACAGAGCAGTTAGAGCTTGCTAATAGTACTAGTTATTCTGTATTTACCGGTAACGTAGAATTTTATGGTGCAAATAATTATTTTGATAGCGGTTTAATAACTGGGTTTGCAACCACAAAAATTAGAGGTAATCTATATTCTAATAATCTTATAGTTGATAGTGGGTTAGATCTTACACCTACATCTTCATGGGACGGTCATATTACTGTAAAAGGTAATGGTTATAATGGCGGTATATCTCTAGACGCTAGCGGTATGTGGGTAGGTCATACCTCTTCATCAGGAGGTAAAGATTTAATTCTTGCTACTAATGAAACACCTCGTGTTTATGTAGACGGTTCAACTGGATATGTTGGAATAGGTAATACATCACCAGTTAAAGCATTAACAGTCACACCAGGTCAAATTAGATTAACTGGTTCTACTTCCGGGTATGTTGGATTAGAAGCAAATGCAGCGGCTGGTAGTACTACATTCACTCTACCTTCTACTGATGGTACTGCATCGCAATATCTTGGTACAGATGGTAATGGTAAACTAGGATTCTATAGTATTTCTGGTAACACTATTGTCGATATTACTGCAAGAAGTATCGGTGTAGGGACTACTGCATCTGGTACACCAGGTGAAATTAGAGCAATTGGTAACATTATCGCTTATTTCTCTGACGAAAGACTCAAAGACGTTATTGGTCCTATCGATAATGCGCTTGATAAAGTATCACAGCTAGATGGTTTCTATTATAAGAACAATGATACTGCAAGAGAAATTGGATATAAAGACGGTAGAACTCATGTAGGTATTTCTGCACAGAGAGCACAAGAAGTGCTACCTGAAATTGTTTACCCAGCTCCAATTGGCGGTGGTTATTTAACAGTTCAATACGACAAGATTGTTCCTCTTCTAATTGAGGCTATCAAAGAACTCAAAGCAGAAGTAGATAGATTAAAAAATGGCAATTAAAACTAATCTTATCGTAGATCAAGGTGCTGATTTCGTTTATAATGTATATCTAATTGATTCAAATGGTGATCCATTTGATATCACTGATTATACTGCTAATGCACAGATAAGAAAAACATACACCTCTACTACCTATAATACAATTAACGTAACAGTTGGTGGTAATACTGGGTTAGTTACTCTATCTATGAATGCAGCAGTAACAGCTAACCTTACTAACAATCGTTATGTTTACGATCTACAATTGCATGCTAATAACGTTACTTCTAGAATATTAGAAGGTATTGTTACTGTTAACCCTGAGGTTACACGCTAATGCGTGATGCTAAAATAGTAGTACAAAGACATGGTGATATTCTTGTAACTGTTGCAAGATCTGCACCTATAGAAACTACTATTATTGTTAAACAGATTGGTCAGACAGTAGAGACGCTTTCTGTATTGAAACAGAAAGCGTCTGACGTATTAGGAACAACACCAACAGTTCCCAATCAAGCACCACCGGTGAACTTCTTTTAAGATACTCTAAATGTAAATGATCCTGTGTGATCACATAATAGAGTAGTATCAGCATAAAATTTATAGCCTTTTTCAGATGCTTTCTTTGCAAAGAAAAGATCTTCTGAGAATGTATGACTATGATCTAATGCTGATCTATATTGGAACTGTGGATATCCAATATCTACCATAACTTGCTTCTTTACAAGTACACATCCAAAACCGCATGCGCCAATTTCAACTAGACCTTTACCTTTAATCTTTTCCCAATCAACATGAGTGTAACCACCATGTACGTTTGATTCAAAGATCTCAAGTGTTTGTCTTTCTGATACTCTTTGTCTGTAAATACCAGTTACAATATCTTTATCATGTTCAAGAAGACGTTTGAGTGTATCAGATGGGAAAGATATGTCTGAGTCAACTGCAAACAAATAATCAAATCCTTTTACTACCCAATCAGCAATCAAGTTTCTTACTTGATCAACTTGGTAGCCAAAGAAATACTGAAATGTTGTTTCATACCCATCTGGCACTTCTAAATCATAAATTGCCTTGAATGTAGATGCTTCAATATTTCTTGCAGTAGGAATAGCAATGAGAATCTTCTTCTTAGGTTGCGATTTAGTACGAACTTCTTCTACTAACTGTTTGACAATAATATCCGACTCAATAAGCTTTTCCAATTCTTCTTTACTACGAGTATTGTCTACAACAGTATAAACCGGTTTACTGCTAGCAATCTTAGCTGCATTTTGATTTTGTAAATCAGCATGCACTTTATAATCATTGAGAGGATTTAAATCATTATAGTTATAGAAAATCTCCTGAACTGTAACTACCTTATCAGGATCAGCTTGTTCTATAATATTGTAGAAAGTAGCATTATCACCACCAGCTTTAAACCAGTTACCTACTTCATCTTTAAATACATTTTCGTCAATATTATTAATCAATCTCTTGACGAAAACACGAAGATGCGGGTAAGGCATACCCCAGTTAAATTTATATTGACGGTACGCTTTCTTATCTTTAATGGCTTTCGGGTAAGGTTGTGCAATAAGAGGAATTTTATCTGCTAGTGACCAACAGCTACCGTATGCATATTCTGTTTTACCATCTGCAAATAAACTATTATAATAATTAAAAATATTATTATCAGCACGAAGTGAATCATCTCCATCAAGAAGCATGATCAAATCGCTATCTTCAATCGGATAATCTTTAAGGGTTCTGATCTGATTATAAACAGCACCTCTATTTTCTTTATTATTAATGAGAATAAATTTCTCTTGTAAATTAACAGGAAGCTGTTTAATAAATTCTTTAATGTATTTAATACTATTATCTGTACTACAATCATTAATCAAGTACATATGGTAATTATCATAGTCTTGACAAATAACTGACATCATACAGTTAATAATATATTTTTCTGCATTATAAAATGGTGTTATAACACTAATATGCTGCTCTTTACTCTTCTTATGAGTATTCCACTCTTCCTTATTACTAAAACGTCTACCATAAACTCTATGAACTTTATCATTAATATATGATACTTTACGGTATTCTTTTACAGGAAAGTAGATATCGAAATGTTTACAGAAAAATTGCTTCCATTGCAATGCAACTGTATCCCAGGTATTGATATCTTTAACTACATTACAGTAATATTGTTTCTGCTGGTGCAGGTAAGGATCATTATAGGCTCTAATAACCTTTTCTACAAACTTATTTACTTGATCATCGATATTGATCTCTGTGAAAAGACTATTAGGTTCAATAGCATAATCAATAAAATATGATGCTTGTTCAATTGCAGTCTCTTCTAATGCACCAAAACGAGTTGCAACTAAAGGTGTATTATATGTTAGGGATTCAAGAGTAGAGATACCAAATGTTTCTGGAAATGCACCTGGGAAGAGAAACATATTTGATTTTGCAAGAAGTTCTGCAATTTGCTTCTGTGTAATGATACCAGTAAACTCGATATCCATAGAAGCATATTTTGGATCTCTCATGAGTTTCATGAGTGTCTCACCTTGTGCATCCAAAGGTGCATCAGAACGAAAACGGTAGTAACCACCTACTACCTTTAATTTTGCATCTGGAATATAATGTTTAATCTTAGGCCAAATTCTATCAACTAGAGGTAGAAGACCTTTAGTTACAGAAGCATTGTAAACAAAAAGATTTCTATCTTTTGCTCTAATATCTACTTCATCGATATAATTAACTACTGCATTGCGAGTTTGAAATACTTTATTTTTAAGTACTTCAAAATTACGTCTTTTACCGTGATGACAATTTGTTACATATGTAGTATGGAAATCTGAAAGAGTAAAGATTCTATCGATATAGCCATTAACTACGAGATCTTCTAAATTGATATCACCATTTGCAAATGTATCATGCATCCACATGATCTTCAATTTTGCATTATCTCTTAATGTTTTAAATTTTGCAGGATTATGTCTAGTAGCGTTTTTATATGCTTCGAAGTAATGATCTGGAATAAATGGTACTACAGTTCTAGATGAAATGACAATGTCATATTTTTCAGAATCTAGATTGCCATCAATAGACTTATAATTAACACCGTCATAAATACCTGGACGGCTGTCATCATCTTGACATGCATTAAAAACCGTTACCGGAAACCCTAATTTTGCAAGTTCGCGGGAGATTAGAATGACAGCGGATTCAGATCCACCAAGTCCACGACTATTAAGTGTATTTCCGTCATATACAAGACCAATCAGGTCAAGAATCGCAATCGATGGCAGCTTCATTGTTACCTCATAACAAAACATAAATAATATTGAATCATACTGTAATTATATATTTATTCACGAATTAAGGCAATAAATGGCGCTGATTTTTAATAGTCAACAGATATCTGCGAACGGTACTGCAAATTCATTCTCTCTCATACAAACTGTTAATCTAGCGAATAACATACTTGTTATCGTTAACGGTCTTGTACAGATACCTGATGTCGACTATGTTATTGTTAACAGCAATACTGTTAATTTTGCCTTAACTCCTTTCGTAAATTCTGATATTGAAATCCGTTATATTGAAAATGACGGAGTCGGTTACACTGGTTCAGCAGGTAATACTGGTTATTCTGGATCATTAGGTGGTACTGGATATTTTGGATCTACCGGTTATAAAGGATCTGCTGGTGATAAGGGTGCAGCAGGCGATCCTGGTGGTCCACAGGGTTATTCTGGTTCTATTGGTTACACTGGTTCACAAGGTGCAGGTTTTGCTGGTTCATCAGGACCTGTTGGTAAACCTTCGAAATCATCCCGTTATACTGGTAACGGTAGTAACACACAATTTACACTTCTTGATGATACTGCTAATGCAAACCATATTATGGTGTTCACTAATGGTATCTTAGAAACACCAGAAATAGATTATACAGTCTCAGGTACTACTCTTACTCTTTCTTACGCACCACCTCTTAATTCAGAAATTGAAGTAAGATATTTTGATATCACTATCGGTTCACCTGGTTATCAAGGTTCAACAGGTTTTCAAGGTTCATTAGGTAGTACTGGTTATAAAGGTTCTTTAGGTGATACGGGCTATCAAGGATCTGTTGGTGCTACCGGACCACAAGGTCCATCTGGTGGTCAAGACGGTTATACTGGTTCTTCTGGTGATTTAGGTTACACTGGTTCTATTGGTTATACTGGTTCACAAGGTGTAGGCAGACCATCTAAATCATCACGCTATATTGCTAACGGTAGTAACACTCAATTTACATTACTTGATCAGACGTCAGATCCTAATCATATCTTTGTCTTTGTTAATGGTATCCTAGAAACTCCTATAGTAGATTATACTGTATCTGGAACAACATTGCAACTAAATTCTGCACCTCAAAATGGTGCAGAGATAGAAGTAAGATACTTTAATACGACTCAAGGTGATGTTGGTTATCAAGGTTCTGCTGGTTTCCAAGGATCTCGTGGTGAGACTGGTTACGGTGGTTCTGCAGGTTTTACTGGTTCATCCGGTTTCGTAGGTTCACAGGGTAATGCTGGTTTCGTAGGTTCACAAGGTGTACAAGGTAATCAAGGACCTCAAGGTCTTCCAGGTGGTTTCGGTGGTGCATCATTTAACTACCAGTTTAGTAATAGTACAACTAATTCTGATCCAGGTCCTGGTCACCTAAGATTAAGTAATACAACATTTACACAAGTATCTCATTTTTACATTAATGAGAACGATGTCTATTACGATTCTACATACTCATTCTTACAAACTATTGACGACTCAACATCTGCAATTAAAGGTCACTTCTCTATTACAGAAGTGGCTAATTCTGATAATTTTGCTCTCTTTAGTATTGTTGGTAATCACGTATACACACCTAATTATTTTGATGTACCTGTAGCATTCCTATCAGGTACTGCTACATCGTTTAATAATAATGCAGATGTTATTGTCACATTTGCTAGAACTGGTGACCGTGGTGATACCGGTTATACAGGTTCTGCTGGCTACCTAGGTTCATTTGGTTATACTGGATCTAAAGGTGATACAGGATATGATGGTTCGTTTGGTTACACCGGTTCAAAAGGTGACATAGGTTATACTGGATCATTTGGCTATACTGGATCTACTGGCTATGACGGTTCGTTTGGTTATACAGGTTCTACTGGCTTCACAGGTAGTTTTGGTTCAACCGGCTATACTGGTTCTATTGGATATACTGG